ATTTCACAGTGAAAGAAGGTATATCCCATATACATCTATTGTTTGGTTGTGCTGCAAAATTGCCATCGTCCAAAGCAATAATGTGAGCGCACTTATGCTCGTGCGGAATCTCTGAATGATCAGTGTCAAGTATGTTAGCCTCTGGATGTGCAAAGTCAATAGTAAATAAGTATTTACCTGCATGCCATTTTTTATCTTTTCCAATGTATTTACCAGCTTGTGATTCTAAAATGTCCCAAGAAGTGACAGCAGGATAATAAGAAAAACAATTCCAGAGCTGTAGTTCATCAAGTCGTCTTCTGGGCACTCTGGATGGTTCAAATCCCTTTTGAATAAACGCGCTAATTGGTAAGCGATAAAATATTGCACCGTTTTCCATGATAGCATGCCATAGTATGCTACGACCTGTAAGAGCGCTAATGCCAAAGATAATACAGTCTTCAACTTCTCCATGATGTTTTTTAAGATCATACAAAAATTCTCTTCTTATCTGTGCATAGATAGGTGGTACGTTTGCATTTAAGTAAGCCATAATTATTCCTCATTTATATTACCCCAATTTGGTCCAGATTCATAGTCCACTTTATTTTTTATGTTCAACGTAATTGTATTTTCCATTGCTCCGTGAACCGTGTTCCTTTCTTCTTTGTTTCTAATTGATACACAAAGCTCATCGTGTATTTGTATGTGTGGCACTATGCCTTTCTCATACAAGTCTACCATAGCTTTCTTTGTCATGTCTGCTGCTGAACCTTGTATCAATCTATTTAAAGCTTTGTATGTAAAAGCCCTGGCATAATGTTTTTCAAAATGCTCGCAATCAGGATCTATATACTTTCCATATTTTTCCATTTGATCTAATCTGTAAGCATCCATGGCTTTTTCTTTTGTTGCATATAATTCAACTTCAGTGAATCTATTTATCTTTGGATCCCATTCCTTATCTCTTGTTTCCCATTTATCAAAACGACAGAATCTATCTCCTAATGTAAACAGTAAACCATTTTCACTAGCAAACTTTGATAATCTTTGTGATAAATCTCTAACAAAGGGTACCTGCGCATGATAATTTTGAAATAATTTTGTAGCTTTCTTCTCATCCAGGTTTAATTCTTTTTGTAATTTTATCTTACCCATGCCATAAAACAGCCCTAAATTAATAACTTTTGCTTGTTTTCTTGGTATTTTAGCCATGTCTGCAACAATTTGATGAAAGTCTGCATCATCTTTATCAAATTCTTCTTTTAAATTATCAGTGCCAGGTAAATTAATTTTTAATGCATAGTGCACAACAATTCGTGGTTCCTGTTGTGAATAGTCAAAGCTACCCCACTCACACCCCACCTCTGGTATAAATAATTCTCTCATCTTCTTACCTATAAAACCTTTAGACGGAATCTGTTGTAGATTAGGATTTGACATACTAAATCTACCAGTAACTGTACCACCTTTCTCTGATCTAATTTGATTTATATCTGCATGTATTCTTTCGTTGTGAACGAAATCTAGTAAACCATCTACAAAAGTATTTTTAGCTTTGTCATACTCTCTAGCTTTTGCAACAAATCTTAAATATCTATTTTTGTGTGTCTTTAAAAAATCTTTTGGAAGCTGTGGCATCTCTGACTTAGGTGTTGTTTTGTAGTCAGTAATTTTTTGATTCTCTAATAATTTTTTTATAGATGCTGCTGCCCATATTTGAACATCAACGCCTGTATCTTTTTTTATTATGTTAAGTAATTTATCTCTACGTCCCTCAAAGAACTTTCCTAATTGTTTAGCTTTTTGGACATCTATCCTAACTCCTTTAAATTTCATGTCAACTAGACAAGGAAATAATTTAGTTTCTAATTCAAAAATCTTTCTGCAAGTTTTTTTACTATTATCCTCTGGTTTGATATATAATACTTCGTCCAATTTTTTATTAAATAAATTCCATAATCTTAAAGTTAAGCTGACATCTTGTTTTGCATATTCTTTTACAATAGAAGCGGGTAACCTGTGCATGTTAGTCATTGGGTCTTTGACTGTACCACCTGACCACCTTAAAGTTTTTTCTTGTAGATCGTATTTGTATTTTTCATCTTGTAAATAATCTTTTGACAATGAGTCTAGGGTATATCTAAATCTATTTTCATCAATAATAGATGCAGCTATCATAGTGTCAACAATTCTACCTTTTATCATTTTGCCTGTCACAGCTCTTATCCAACACACATCATACATTGCGTTATGAAATACTTTTGTAATTTTATCATTTTGAAAAATCTTTTCGTTTAAAACCTCCCATACTTTTAATTGTTTATCTAATGACAGGTCAGTATCTGCGTGTCTTAATGGAAAATAAGCTATGTCATTTATTGTAGCAACAGCTATGCCACATATAAAACCATCACCTCGTATAGCACCCAACCCTTTTGATTTAAGATTAGGATCATAAGTCTCTATATCAACAGCTACAGTATCAACCCCATTAAGATTTAAGTCTTCTGGTGTGTTACACATTATAATCTCTTTCTATAATCATCTCGATAAAATGTATTGCTTTCAATAAATCTTCCTTACCATTCTTGTCCTGATGACGTATAATATATTTTATAGCATTGCCTTCAGGATATAGCAACTTATTCTCAACTACAAACTTACTCGGCTGAATCTTATACTTTTGGTAGTGACTCCCGCCGTGCTGTTTGTCCCAAACGTTTTTCTTTTTCATTATTCTCCTAACGTATATCTATCTTGTGATGCGATTGTCCAGCAGTCTATTCTACCTCTACTGTAAGCCACATATTTTAAACGCAGCTGAGTAAAATAATCTTCTGGTCTGGTGCAAGTTAAATCAACAATCACATTATCGTAAGTTAAACCTTTTACTGTGTGAATGTTTGCATAGTGAACTCTTGTTTCTCCCTCGGTGTCCACTCCTTGCCTTATTAAATTATTTATGTATTTAATTTTTTCTACATCTGTTTTTGATTTTATTCTGGTGTGATAAAAATCTTTAAAGTAAACACTCTCAGGTTTTAAATAGTATTTATTTATCAATTCAAAAATAGTATAGTCTTTATTTATCCAGTTTTCAAACGTAGCCTCTCCCTTACCTTTTACAATTACCTTAGAGCCCATGTAATACCAAAACTCTTTTATTTGTTTTAAAGACATCGGCACCCCCTGTACAAAGTCTGGCCAAAATTTATGACATCTTATTTCTTTTTTAGAAACGTAAGGGTTAAGACCAACGTGTGCAAATTCTAAACCATGATATAATAAAAAAGATCTGACCCACTTACCTGAAGGTGTGCCCCTGTAAGTAAATAAAAAAGTTTCTTTTGTATTTTTTATTTTGTCTAACAAAATTTCCATTGCTGAACAGTTTGTAGTTAGACTTGGTAAATAATAATGGTTACCGATAATGTTCTCAACAGGTTTCCATACACGACTATAACCATAGTGATCCCATATTGGTTTTATTATTTCTTTACATAATTTATTTATTGTTTGTCCACATCTTAAACCCTGTTCTAATTGTTGAGCATCTTTAGAAAGTTCATGAAAATATTCTGCATCCGCTCCTGCAAACTCAAATATAGTTTGATCTGCGTCTCCCACCATGTAATATTCTTTTACATGTGTAGACATTTTTTCCAAAGCTTTAAGTTGTGGAACGTTACTATCTTGAGCTTCATCTACAATTAAAACATCGATATCAGGAGCAACAGCGTGTTCATTAAACTCGTGTATCATATCATTATAATCACAAACTTGATTTGTTCTTTTGTATTCATCATATACATCTTTCATCTCACTAAGAATTGTATAATTATTGTAAGGGTAATAACCAGAACTAGTAGCTTTTAATGTATACCAATATTCTTTTATTGTTTTACCAGTTCCAAAAGCATCAGTTAAAAATTTAAAAAACTTGTGTTTATCATTTTCAAATTCTGATTGAGAAACTCTTTGACGTTTAAAACCAGAATTTAATCTGCACAGATTAAGATAGTCAGCATAACTTATTAATTCTTTTTTTAACAATTTACTTCTACAAAAAGCATGTATTGTACAAATTTTATGTTTAAAGAATTTTTTCTTTAAACCTTTTTCTTTTATCTCCGGTAGATCTAATATGGCATCCTTTAATTCTTCTGCAGCTACTTTAGTATGAGACAACATAATTATTCTTTCAGGATCATATTGTTGTAAAAGTTCTTGATATTTTTTTGTTAAAAATATGTGTGTCTTACCTGTTCCTGGAGGACCAGATACAAATTTAGGTTTCATTAGTTATCCTTTCTGTTATTTCTTGTGCTTCTCCTTCTATAATTAAATTATCTTTATTTATTTTATAGTTTTCTATTCTATAAGATGTACAAGATTTACCATCGTGTTTACCTCTATATTTTTTAGCTTTTAGTATACGTTTACATTTTAATACAAGATCTACTCTTGCTAGATTGATTCTTTTATCTTGAAGAAATTGATCAAATTTATTTAAATTAAATTCTAAACTATCATTTTTTAAATTAAAATAAGGTAAATCAAAGTTTGCAAGTTCTTTTTTATCCGAGTAAGCTTTGTTTTTTTCTATAAAAGATTCAAACCATCCTATGAATCTTACGTCCTCACTTGATTCTGGATCGTAATCGAGAGCTTTTGTTCTAGCTTCAAACTTTGCTTTCATCATTTCTATAAACTTTGCTTCTTTCATATAAGGTAAATACACAGCTACTTGTGTCATCACTTCATCATAAAATATATTTTTTTTCATAAGACTAGGTCCTTTTACTGTCACTGGTTTTTCTACTTTCTTATCCTCTTCGATAGCGTATATAGTTACAAAATACCTATCGCTTCCATACTCCACAATATCACCTATGTGTTCATTAACTTCTTCTCCATTTTGAGAAACACCAATCCATTTAAATAAATCTGATACATCCTTTTTACTTACGTTTAAAATTTCTGCTAACTTTGGAATTCCATATATTTTATTAGCCGTCCTTCCTGTCGTACCTTTTTGATTTCTTTTATCACACTCACTATCGTTAGCTTCTATTGATATTCTATGAACAAAAAGATCTATCTCATCGTCAGTCCAGTCTGTATTTTTTATTAACACCCCTGCTATTGCAGTGCAGTAAACATCTCTAACTCCAGAAGGTGGGTATATTATTGTAAGAGCTGTCGATAAAGCTATTTTACCTACATCGACCGCTATGTTGCCAGTGTAGTCATGTATGTTGGTATATGTATCCCACTTAACTATTTCTCCATTGTCATTGTACGGAGATTCAGGAACAACAGTATATCTTTCTTTACCACTTCTTAACTCGCAAAGAGTTGCACCATGAGGAAATTTTTCAAAGTTTTTTTCAAAACAAATTGGTAATGTATATTGTATAAATTTACAGGAGCCTGTCCAAAGGTAATGACTGTTAGGATTATTTTTTCTTCCGTAACTTGCTCCGCAGTCTTTTAAATAATGTGGTATGAATCTTCTTACAACAAAGTTGTCTATATCTAAATCTATGTGCTTATCTAATCTTAATGCTATTTGTGCTTTTGAGTGATTGTTTCTCCATTCTTCTTTCGTTAAACTAAAATCTTCTGCCTTCCAACTGACCCTAGATTTTTTTTGATCAGTGGGTATTATCACGTGACCCAGGTCTAGCCAGTCCTCATACGTTATCGGTTTTTTATTTACCTCTTCATTCATAAATTAAAAGTGGGCGTTTCCACTCTCGCTTCGACGCCCACCACCTAGGATCTTATAAATTTAGAGATTGATTTGTTTTCTCTTGAGACTCAGGTTTAGCTTCTATCTCACCTTTACCCACACTTGATGCAAAAGATTTTGCCATGTCATAGATAGCTTTATCTGCGACTGGTCCTACCTTCTCTACATCCCAACCAAACCAAGTTCCTTTGTCGTTAGACATCTGAACGGTTGATAGATTATAAATGTGGCTGTAAGTTGGCGGAGTAAACAAACCATTTTTACCTTGCAGTTTTAAACCCATCATCATTGAGTTCCATTTTCTACTAACTTTTAATTGAGTAGACTTCATAGATATCAATGCTGTTTGTGGATTTTTACCAACAACAAGTACAAAATGATTAGCGGTATTATCAAGATAGTTCCCGTTTGGTAATCTATCTTTATAATCTTTACCTCTAGTTGTTTTACTCACAATATCACTATCTGCCTCGTGTATCGCAACAGGTGCACCACTACTGGTACCTCTGTCCTGCCATTCGATATACTGTCTTTTATAATGACAAGGTATTACACTTACCTTATCAAACAATTCATTGGTGACAGTGTTTATGATTTTGCCTGGTTCCGCGCCCTCGACATATTTACCATCTCTTTTGTTTACCTCCGGAGATAGTTGTCCCAAAATTTTTAAGAATGGTAACGCAAGATCTTCTTGCGAAATATTCTGGGCTCCTTGTTGTGCGTCAGCTTCCATATCAAATGCAGCTAATGCACCATTCTTTTTTTCTGTTACTTGGTTCATGTTTATTTGTTCCTTTTTATTGTTGTTTTATTCTCCGAGAACACCCCGAAGATTTCCGTTGGCATTTCTTTTCCTGCCTCAATACGCTCACGGACTAGCGCTTTCAGAGTCATGGGTTCTACCTTCATCTTTTGTGTCGGTTGGAACCCTTGACCCTTCGCAAGTTCGGCATAATCAGCCGCCTTGTTATCTTCGTTACGACCAAACGATACGGATATCTCGTTTTTGATTATATCGCCTAAGCCATTTTCACGAAGCCAGTTAAACGCCGCTTCTTTGTTTGCCTCTGTTATAGTGGCACGATACGACGTTGAAACTTTTAGATGTGATCCATCATGAAGTTTTAATTCTGCTAAACCCATTTCAGACATCATGGTTGGTATAACCTCA